TCCGTCATTGCTGGAAATATTGAAGAAAAATTTTCTCGAAAATCCGAACTCGCCAACTGCAGATGTGTTTTTGAAAAAATTCAACATGACTTCCGAACGTTTCAAAGCGTTATACATGTAAATCGGGTAGAACCTATTTTTACCGACGAAAATTTTTATTTCCCGGTGAAAAACCTTGATTGCCGCGAAAAAAATTCTTTTTGTAAACGTACGTCAAAAATTTTTGATTATATAACAAAAAAAGCCCCGCCGGAGCGGGGTTTTCTTTTTGGGAGGTTTTATCAAATTTTGGTAATGACATCAAATTCAACGGTGTGCTTGTTACCTTCACCGATTTGTACAACTCCGTCGTCGAGGGATTTAAACCCTTCGATTGAGTTTCGCAAACTTTCATTCGGACAATTCGATTCGCGGAAAATATCTTTTACTTTGTGAACAGTTTCCGCCGTTATCGGTTCTCCGCTTTGTATCGTAATCAACATTGTCAATCACTCTCCAATAAAAAAGCCTTTCGTATCCGCATAGCAGGATAAGAAAAGCTTTCCTAACAGCAAATTTTAGAGCCGATTCATTTAATCGGCTTATTTTTTTTTCGCACCGCTCCCCGTAGAGATAACGGCACTCTCAAAAGCAAAATTAAGGCGCATATTCCAAAAAATACACGCCGTCTAAAAACTCCCTCAGAGCTTTTCTTGTGCTGATATTGTATTCGATTCCGGAAAAATTATCAAGTGTTATTCTCCCGTCAACATAGCGAGAGCATCCGCACGTTCACGCACAAACCGACTACGGAGTGCAAGAATAATATCCTTGCTCCCGTGACAAAAATCATCGGGACTTCTCCAAATGCCGCTTGCGTTCGGCTCCGCCAAATCACACTCGACAATAAGATAATCGTAAATCGCGCCGATTAAATCACCGTCAAACCACGAATCATCAACGTAACTCAAATTCGGCTGATTGAGTTTCCTGCAAGCAATTTCAAACAAATTTGCACAACCCGTCGCGCCGTTTTGTACCGCACGAGCCAAGACAACCGCTTTCAATGCGTCGCCGTGTTTGTTCACGTTGAAAAATTTGTCGGCAAGTTTTTTCGCGGCAACGTCGTAATATTCGGCTTTAATGTACTCGTCTTGAAGTTTTCCGAAATTGCCCGGATCTACCGTTCCCAAATGTTTCCACGTTTCGATAAACTTATCCGAATTTATTTCGTTCTCGTCAAGCACACGCCCGTAATTCGCCAACGCATTATCCGGATAATTTTTCAGCCAATCGACAAACTTTCTCACCGCTCCTACCTTGCTCGCGAATTGATACAAGCCGTAACTTATCCCGCCCAAATCTCCGGGATTGTTCGCCACGCAAGCCGGGTCACCGTTTGATTCGTACTTCCTTGCAAGTACGGCGATTTTTTCTATATCCGCGTTAAAACTCATCGGCTTGTCAACCGGCTTGTCCACAACGTCGGGAGCGGGTAAGGCAATGCCGGCATATTCGGCAAGACCTTTTACAATCGCTTTTGCGAAATCGGATTTTCTGTCCCTCAAAATTGCCGCGTCCGATTGATTGTCGATAAATGCCAATGCGTATCGTCTTTAACTCCTCTGTCAACAGTTCCCATAGCCGCGATTAAATTTCGCTGAACGTATTCGGCAATTTTTCTTCCCGTCGAAGAACCCGCGCAGTAGAAAGTTTCCGTACCTTTTGCGTTGCCGTTCGCCGCGTTGCAGTGAATCGAAACGAGAATATCCGCGTCGGTAGCGTTAGCCGCGTCGGTAATTTCCTGCAAACTCATTGATTGGAAATTTCCCGAAATGCCGATACCGTACTTCCCACATTCGGCGACAATTAAATCGGCAACGGCTTTAACGCAGGTGTTTTCGTTCTCGTAAAGTCCGACTGCGCCAACGTCCCAATCCTCACCGGATTCTATCTGACTTTGCGGAGTGTGTCCCGGATTGATAAAAATTTTCATGTTTTGTCACTCTCCCTTACCATACCTCTGCCCATGTAACCGAAAAGACCAATCGCAATTTCTTTACCCAAAGACGCTATCTCCATATCGCCCTTTATCACGGAAACAACGTCCGCTCCGATAATCGTGAGAATCAAGGCAAGAGTAATTCCGACCGCAACAATTTTGTCTGCGCTCCAATCCTTCATTTCTCGCTTGCCTCCTTCGCGACGTGCGGCAAGCGTTTAAAATCTTCCATGAGTGATTCTATACCGCCGTTGCCGCCGAGTTCGTGATAAATGCCGTACATTTCGTCAATGCTTTGAACGGCGTAGTACGGCGCAAATCCTTTTTCGATGTAGTGATTGCACTCACGCAAAATCGTCATTCGCAAATTGAGCATGGACGCTTTGTCCAATAAGATGTTGCGTTTTTTTCTTTCCTCTTCGGCTTTTCGGAATTTGTTCAACTTCCAACCCGCCCAACCGACGAGGAGCGATAAAATTCCGTCACCGGCTATCAAGGCGACTTGTACCATGTGTTCCACTCAAACCGCCTCCTTTTTCTTCCTGCCGGGCTTTTTGCGTTCTTCCAAAATTTTCAATCGCTCGTTAAACTCACCGTGCAACTGCAGAATATCTTTGCCGTTTTGCAACTGCAGAATATCTTTGCCGTTTTGAGTAATCGAATCAGCCAAGCGGAAAAGCATTTCTTCGTCGGCTTTAATGCGCTTATGGAAGTCTTGCAAATCTTTGTGCTGCAGATAAAACACGGTGAAAATCGCCAAAACAAGGCAGACAATCATCGCTTGAAAAATAAAATCGTCCAATATAAGCACCTCCGCAAATCAAAAGCGGTTACAAAAATTTGCAACCGCTCCGCTCAAAATCTCATTTCTCATTTTTCGGATTCAAAATTTCCTGCGCCTGTTCGTCGGTAATCCAACCTTTTGCAACGGCGTTTCTCACACCTTCCGCCGTAAGTTTTCCTTCTGTGTAAAGTTTTTTCAATCTCTCAAACATTTTTCAGCCCTCCAACATCGCGACAATCAAATTATCAATCGCGGCGGAATTTTCCGCTACCATACTTCCCGCGTCGAACTCAATCAAATTTACCGTGTCATCAACGCCGAGACCGACTCTCCCCTGCAGGTTGTAAGCCTTGCTTTGATACGCCACACCCTGTGCTTTTTTCTCCGTCGATTTTACGAAACAACCCGCCGAACTTTTTCTGATAAAATTCGGTTTTTCGGTTACGCCGATTTGCGCCCCGTTTTTCACATTAACAATTTTGTACATGATTTATCTTCCTTTCTCAACGCCGACTGATACGGCAATTTTTTTCAAATCTTCAATCGGTGCGTTGTAAAAATCATCGTTCCACAGCCAATAACTTTGATGTTCCGGCTTGCGATATTTTTTCGCCGTCTCGTCAGCCCAAACGGTCTTTTCCCAAAATTCGTTGCGCTCTTCCCGCGTTCTGAATTTTTTAGGTTCAAGCCGTTCGATAATCGCGTGTGACAATTCGCCGCGTTCAAGCCCTCTTCCGTCGTCGTCACGAGCGAAATACTCATGAGCCGCCGCACTTCTTGCAACGCAAATTCTTTTCTCCCCGTGATACAAAACGCCGTCGCGATTTTCAACTGCTGTACCGTAAGGAATATTGAAATGCCCGTCGATACCGTTTCGCTTAAATCTTTTCAGCGTGACATATTTCATTTTCTCCTCCTACACTTTGAAAGCCGGCGCGAGGGCATATGAATATCTCGCATTGTTACCGTTCGCGTCGCCGCCCGCGCCGACAAAACAGAAGGCGTAGGAGTAGTCACCGTAAGGAGAACACTCCCACCAATACACGGCGGACGAACTGTCATTGTGCTTGTACTTAACACGGCTGTTGCCGTTCGCGTAATACGCCATTTGAGTATTAAGACCGCGTATCGAAAATTTCCGATTCGGTCAACAGACTTATCGCGTCAATCGTTTCAATTACATTTGCGTTTTCGTTAGACGCACCGCCTATCGCGTCAACGTAGCGTTTCCACAATCTCATGACGTTTCGCAAATCTGACGGCAGGGCTTGCAACATTGTATTTGCCTTCGGATTTGCAAATTCCGTACCGTCTGCGTTGTAACCGATATTTGACGCGTTTTTATCGGTGTTGTACTGCGAAGGTGCGGTATTCGTCGCTCCCAAAATGTCGTAGCGCAAATCCGAACCTCTCCAACCGCCGTGATTGTAACCGTATTGTCCTTCGCCTGAAGTTGCGGTAGTTTTGTGACTCATATTGAAACAAATCGTACCGTCGGTTGAGTTTGTGCCGTATTTGCTGTCAACAAGTGCAACGTCAACGCCGTCAGTCAACGCGGTCTTAAATCCGCCGAAAATGATGTTGTTGTCGGCTGTACCGTTCTCGGCGTGGTTGAAGTCGAGAATGAACACGCAAAAACGCTGTCCGCTCATCGTAAGACAACTGCCGATATTTCCGGTCAACGTAACTTCTTTGCAGTCGCCCGCCGGCTTGCGCTATCGCAGAAATTTCAGTCCAAGTACAATCATTTAAAGCCGTGCCGACCGTTACCGAAACATCGCTTGACGTACTCCCTCCTCCCGACGAACCGCCCGAAGTCGTGCCGATAATGCCGACGTTCACAGAACCCTGCATAGAAATCCCCTCCAAAAAACTGTAAGTAATTGTGATATTTCCGGCGGGAACACTTCCCGCGAAAAGACGAAGTACGCCGTCAAAAGTCTGATTAACCGGGCAAAACTTGCAAGCCGTCGCAACGTCAAGACTTTCCCTGCAAACGGTGACATCGGCTTTAATTTCGTCCGTCAGTCCGGCAACCGCAACGTCGTAATAATACGGCCAACTTGTTTCGTCCGACGTGTCGTGAATCCAATTTTCGGGTGTCAAAACTGCCGTGCGATGTAAATTCACGCCGACAACATTTTTCTTGAGAAAAGTTTTCTTGGTCGTCTGTCCGACGGCTGTCATAATTTCCTGCATTTGCCCGATATTCAAATTTCTGTTTTCTTCACTCATAATTTCACGCTCCCCGAAAAAAAGGCAAAAGGGGCTGTCAATTTTACAGCCCCCCGCCCGTCAAATTAAATCAATTATCTCAGCTTTCGGTAACGGTAAGCGCGAAGCTTGCGAAGTCGCCGTCGGACGCGGTAACGCCGATTGAAGTCGTACCCGCCGCAACGCCGGTAATCGTGAAGGAATAAGTGACTTTGGTCGCGTCACCGGCAACAGCTTCAGAAGTCGGAGTACCGACGGTTGCGATGCCGGTATCGCCGGATACAGCCGTAACGGTAACTTCACTTGCAACCGCGCTTGTGGTTACGCTCAAAGTCGTTTCACCGGACAGGTTAATCGAACCGCTTGCCGGAGTAAGCGTAAATTCGGGGAGGAACCCGTCGATGAGTGCCTGAATCTGCTCGGCGGTGGCCGTCGCAGAGAGTGCGGCAACATCAATAAAGCCGGGCAATACGTCAAAGACGTAAGTACCGGGATTTGCGGTGTCCTCGATAACCGCGACGTTCGTACCTGCCGGGTAAGTTTTTCCTTCACCCTCGACGAAGTTTGCCGTAGTGGTAAATCCTTCGCTCATATTGTAGACCATGCCGTTGTTCGCGGCGACGAGCAAAGCGGAAGTGAGAGTTTCAGCGGTTTTGTTTCCGCCGGGTTTGTAGGCGACGGCGATTTTCGCATCGACTTCCGGTTTGGTGTAAACGTCTGCGGCGTTCGCTTTGAGAGCGATGGCGGCGTTGGTCGCGGCTTTGTTCGCGAACTGACGTTTCTGTTTTTCCTCCATAGCCTCGACAATCTGAAGAGCCTGTTCGTAAGAAATGTTAGACATGATTAAATCTTCCTTTCAAAAATCAAAAAAGTTTGTGCCGTATCGAATTTAAACTATGCGCACTTGTTCAATCCGAACGGCGGTATAAAAACACCCGCAGGTGAATTTATCAATTTACGGCATTGTTGAACGCTCTGATGACATTCTGCTTGTCTTCTTCGGTTGCGGCAGCCCAACCCTCATAATCGACGGGTACTTCGTCGTCGCCGTCAATGCCGGGCAGGTAGCTGTCGATTAGAGCTTGCAACTGCTCTTGCGTGATATTTTCGATACCCGTCATCGCGTCGAATTTAAAATCGTCGAATCGCGACATTCGTACCGGCGGGATAGTCGATACCTTCACCTTCAAGAAAATGTTCGTTCGACGTGAAGTCGTCCGTAACATTGAAAATTTTGTTTTGATTTTCTTCGGTCAACATCGCGGAGTTCAACCCGCTTGACGCGAGGTTGCCGCCCGACTTCAAGCATTTTTCAATCAGCGATTTTATTTCCTCAATCGCGGCGTTGTAAGTCTCGGTATCGACTTTCGCCGCCATCATCGCTTTGCTTGCAAAATATCTCAAATTTTTCTGTTCAATCGCCTTTATGACAAAAGCAAATTGAGTTACCGAAATTCCGGCGTTATTACTGCTCATTTTCTAAACACCCCTTGACATTAAAACCGAGTTCACGATTCCTTGAATACTTTTCGGGTCTTCGCCCGTCTGTTCGAGATACTCCGAAATTGATTCTTCAGACAAATAATCATCGGCAATTTTTTCAATCTCTTCATTCGTCGCATAAACGCATTTGTGTATGCTCACGTCGCTTGAACCGCCGGAAAGATTTTCGAGAGCCTGTCTGAGCGCGTTCAAAACTTCATCGGAGTTTAAAGTAAGGTCTGCGCTGTATTTTCTGACGGCGGCTTCAACCAATTCTTCAAGCGTTTTTCCGCCAATCGTCAAGTCGCCGCTGATGTCAACGTCGCCGGTAAAATCCGTTTTCGGCGTTGTCGGCGTGACTTGCGTATCCGTGTCCGTCGGCTCGTCAGTCACGGGGTCGTAAGACAGCGGGTCGATTCTCACCCGAATTGTCGAACCCGCTTTGACGGACTTCAGATAAACGGTCGAATTTTGATAAGTGACTTTTTGTCCCGGATAAAGCAAAACCGTAGTCGTCTTTCCGCTCGTCGTCATTTGGGCGGACACGGCAACGGTTTTGTCCATATTCTGAATTACGGCGGAAGTTTCCGGGACGAGCGTGAGAGTGTCGCCTACGGATTCATACCTCATTTTTTCTTCCCTTCTTCTTCCTTAATTTTCGTCCGCTCGTAATCGACGCAATTTTTGTTTTCGCAATAACCTTCCGAGTTCAGTTTATGTCCGCAAAACGGGCAACGCTTGACTTTATCCATTCCTGCTCACCCTTTCCAATTCGGTTCTGTATTCGCTCATCAATTCGGTATAATCGGTTTTAATTTCGTTTTGAAGTTCCTCGTCGCCGTTGATAATCGCCGTCATCATCGCGTCTTTCAAATTTTGCAATTCTTTTTCGTATTCGACGCGAATCAGCAAAGCTTTTTGAGAATTTGAAACGGGCGGAGCGGATACCGGTTTTTTCGTTTTCGGGTCACGAACATAACCCGTGCCGTTTTCTCCGAATCCGTAATTGCCGAGATAGCGGTTATAATCTTCGTCCGAAATATTGAAAAAACCGTCGGCAATATATTTCGCCCGGTCTTCGTCGCTCAAAATGTGGATGCCTTCAATCGCAAAAGAAATTGCGCGTCCGTTATCATCAAATTTTGCCCAATATTTATTCATGCCGCGACACCTCACTTTCCGATTGCTATAAATCCGAACACGCCGAGATAAACATCGCCGGGCGTGATGAAAGTCAATTTATTTTTCGGGCAACCGTCCCAATATTGCCAAGCGACGGTGCCGCCCGTCGATACCGCGTCGCCGTCATCGCTTGCGCGAATGTCACTGCAAATTACCATGCCGATTGAATTTGTGAAAGCACAGGCAAGCGTCACGTCTGTACTCGTGTCGCCGCGCATATTCGCGTAACCCCAATTTATGATTATGCCGCTCTTGAATTTTATGTAGCCGTTCAAGCCCATGTTGCTCGCAACAATTCCGTCAATGCCGTTTGCGGTGGCTTGAGCGGTGCCGGCTGCACTTTGCGCCGAACTTGCCGCACTCCTCGCCGCAGCAGCCGCGTTTTGTGCGCTGTCGATACCGGATTGCAAAATCGCTCGTATCGCTTGAACAAAAGCTGTCGTCGCCAGTCGTGTGCTGCTGTCGTCATTTCCCGGCGTGGGTGCTTTCGGTGAGCCGGTGAAAGTCGGTGATTCAATCGGTGCTTTCACCGTGTCGAGATAGTCGATACAGCTTTTCAGAAAAGCATCGTAATTGTCGTGATACTTCGCGTAGTCCAAAAGATATTTATCTTTTTGGTCGCCGAATTTTTGCAAAGCGTCAAATTGAGTTCGCGCGGGAGGAACTTCTCCCACAACGTCCCAGCCCTGCAAATACGCCGAATCGCTCCAAGTGAAAGAATCACGCGGCGAATTTTGAGAAAACATTTTTGAAAAGTCCAAAGTCGTCGCCGGCTTTATCAGACTTGTTGTCGGCAATGCCATTTAAATCACCTCACAAAGTTATCAAATCCGCAAATTTTCCTTCGTCGAATCCTTTTGCGTTTTTCTGCCCCAAAAATCCGAAGTAACAATCCTTGTCGTAATTTATCACCCACTGCATACCGACACCGCCGGCACGAATCAGAAGGTTGTACGCTCTCATCAAAACAATTTCCGAACGCTCCAATTTCCTGCCGATACCGATATTTATTTTTGCGTTCCCGACATCATCGACAACGATTGTGTCAACTTTAAAAACGGCACACAAACTTCTGATAACTTCGTTCGTCGTGCCGTCCGTCGTATTTTTAAAAACTTTCGCCCACAAAATCGGTCTGTATTCGTAATCGCTCAAAATTGTTGACGCTTGCCAACTTTCCCCCGTGTCCCTGAATTTGCCGACTTCAAATCCGAGCGCGGCGGGTTGGTCGATAAATCCGAAAAAAGGAAGTGCAATCGCATTTGCAATCAGCCGGTCGCGTCCCACAATTTCGCCGATACCGTCAAGCTGTTTGCCTTCGCCGGTGTCAATCCACCTTTTGTTTGCCAAGTCGTCGAACGCTTGAAGAATTTCCGACATTTCCTCAGCGAGAGATTCAAGCAATGCTCCGAGAATTGTTTTGCCTTGAAACTGACTTATCAATTTGTCTTTCACGACTCAAACACCTCAATTCGCGAATCCTCGAAAGTCGCATAGTGCCTTGAATCAATTTCGATATTTTTTGTCGTGTAAGTGCCGGGATTTTCTCCGGTCGTTGCCGTGATATTCACATAACCGATACCCGTCACCGTTTTGTAAATCACGCCGTAGAATTTTTGAAGAATCACGTCTTGCCCGACTTTGAAACTTGCCGCCTCCTCGATGACGGCATTTTTTACGTTTTGCAAGCCGCCGAAATCCTCAAGTTTTTCTTTGTCGTCGGTCGTAATCTCTATTTTCAGCCAAACTTTTATTTCGGTCGGGCGGTTGAAATAAATCAAATGCGGTATGCCCTGCGTGTCGTATGAAGTCCGGGAAATTTCGCCGTAAGTGTCAATGCCCGGAGCCTTTCGCTCCAAAATTACGTCGCAAATATCCTGCGGGTCTCCGCCGCTTACAACTGCTTCAATCGAGTGGGGCGGTCTGCCTTCGTTGTCCGTTTCGTCGGAAGTATTTTCGTAAACGCGAGCCGTCGCAACGCCGGTACATTCTTGATAAATCGCCGCCGCTATCGCGTCAACCATTGTCATTGCTCTGCCGTAAACAGAAACATTCCAACGCTGACGAAGTTCGGTATCCGTTTCGGCATCGCGTCCGACGTTCGCGGCTTTGTTGTTGCTTGCCGCCGTCCACCCGGAATAATTGCTGATTATCTGAGTCACCGTTCCGATTTTCGGCTCAATCGCGCCCGCCGTCAAACATTGAAAAATAAACGGCGTTCCGATATTTGAAATCGTAACCGTCGAAGTCGAAAGAGAAAAAGTTTCGGCAACGTCATTCATTTTTATGACAAGTTCGCTGTCGATAATCTCAAGTGTCCTGTCGTCAAACTCGAATTGCTCAGCCAACTTCGACAAAACGGTAACCGCGTCGTCGCCGCCCGTTGCCGTGTATCTTGCCTGTGTGCCGTCAAGATTTATTTGATACGTCGTGCCGATTAAAACCGTCGGAACGGTGAGATGAATTTCGCAAGCTTCCTTCGCCGTAATCTTTTTTAAAACTTCGCGATTGGAAAAAACAATCGAGCCGTCAATCGAACTTGCGACCGTTGCTCCGAAGGGAACTTCCGCACCTTCGCGCCCGTAGCACGTCATGATTAAAGTTGTTTTCTCCGCGTCAATCTGCATTATTCCGGCAAGCCCGGCAGAATTTCCGAGACTGATACCTTCGGCAGTCGAAGGGTACATCGCGTTGTAAATTTTTTCCGCCTGTTCCCAAAGTTCGGATAACGCAAAAGCATAAACGCCGTGAATTTGTCCGAACACCGAATTTGCTCCGGTCTGAATCGGTATGCCGAGTTTGTCCTCCATGCGTTCGTTCAAGCCGGATAAAATTTCCGGCAAGCGTTTTCGTCTGAATCCGAGTTCAGACAGTCCGTATTCCGCCACCGGCAAGCACCACCCTTCTCTCAATCAAGCCGTAGTCAGTCGTAACGGAATATTCAACGTCAAGCGTCCGTTCCTGCGGGTTGTAATCAAACTCAAGTGAATCAAGCGTCACGACACCTTCAACGCCGGTAATTTGCTCCGTCAAAATTTGTCTGATATGCGCGAAGTTCGGATTTTTAATCAGAATGTATTCGAGATAAGGAACGCCCTGCTCCGTGTCCAAAAACCATTCGCCGTACCAAAATTTTAATGTTATCTGAATTTGTTGAGCAACTCTCGCCGCGTCGTCGAACAAAATCAAATCGTTGTCGTGAATCGCCAAATCCCAAGTGCCGTAATTTAAAGCCAAATCATAAGACATAAAATCACCTGCTCATTGCGGCTGTCCGGTCGTACTGCCGCCGGACATGACTCCGCCGTGAACGTGATGCACGAGAGAAATTCCGTTCACGACCAAGTCGCCGCCGCCGAATTTAAATTCCGTTCCCGCAACCGTGCCTTTAAATTCCGAACCGTTTAATTGCAAAAATCCCGCGTCGTTGAAAATGCAAACGTCATCGGCGTGTTCGATATTTGAAGGTACGGCTGAAGAGTACAAGCCCGGCAAAACTATGGCATCGTTCAAAGAATGTCTGCGCGGGTCGTCGCAATCGCTCTTTTCCTCCGACAAAAAATCCGTTATTTGATTTTCCGAAAAAATAATCAGGCAACCGTCGCCCGGCTTTATCGGAAAAGTCAATCCGCTCCTTCCGTCGTTGCCCATAGGGAAATAAACCGGCGCGTTGTGAATTTTCGGATAAGGCATTGCCCTGCCGTCAGCCGTTTTGAAATTTCCCGTCGGCTGTACGACTGCCCTGTTACTTTCCGGCGCGTATGAAATTATTTTTCCGGGTATGCAGGTATGCACGTTTGATAACTGCTCCTTCGTCCACCCCTCTATAACGTCCCGTACTTCGTTTTGAGTCTGCATTGTTCTCACCCGCCCTGATACTCGATAAGTTCAATTTCACTCGTCCAATCGCCGCTCACGCTGTCTCCGCCGTGTTTTATTGATTCGACTCTGAACCAACCGGAAATCAATCGACTTTCGACTTTAACCGCGTCCCCCGCGTTGAGCGAAGGAGTCAAGAGCGCGCGAATTTTCCAACCGGCTTTTTTCTCCGGCTTTTCCTTTTTCGCTTGTTGCGTTCTGCTGCGTTTCGGAGTTTCTTTGTCCTCTTTCGCCCGTGATTCGACAATTCTTTCCGGCGAACCGATTAAACCGCTCGACGGAGAAAAAACTATTCCCGAATCAACAGAAGTGCCGCCGCTCAAAATAACCGAAATAATTCCGTTTTGTATGCTCCAAGTCAAACCGTTTGCGTTGCACACTTCGGTTAAAGCGTTCCTCGCCGCGCCGACGCAGGAATATCCGTCCGGATAACTTTCAAATGTAACATCTTTGCCGAAAGTTATGGGGAGTCCCATTTCTGCGGCAAGACGGCTTACAATATTTCTCGCGTCCGTTCCCGGTGCAAAATTCATCGACACGACCGTATCGCGCAAGGCAACTTGTCCGTCAGACAATTCAAGTTCGGTTTCAACGTCTTTGAGTGTGTCTTTCGACTTGCAACTTATCACCGTCCCGCTGAAAATGTGCATTGCCCCGCCGAGTTCTTTGTAGCCGGCGTAAATTTCGACTTTCGTATCCGCCTTTTCAATTTTTCGGATACTTTCTTCGGAAAGGTTAATGATTTTCAATTTCGTCTTGTTGCTTTTGTCCGAAACGTCCTTGACGACTTCAAAACTGATGTGCAGAGAATCTTTTTCGTCGTCGAAGTTGTTGTACTCAAGGTCAAGGTCGGGGAACCGGATTTTATACTGTCGTTTCCAATATCGCATTGACTTCACTCTCCGGAATATAAATCAGCGAAAATTCGCTGCTTATAAAATCGTTTCTGCCGATTGTCTGATTTTTCGTTGCCGATTGATTGACTACCGCCGCAATTATTTCTCCCGGCGGCATCGCGCCCATAACCCGGCGGTGATGATTGAACAGCGGGAAATTCGGCACGACTTTTATCCCGCGAACAATATCTTCTCCGGCATTGTTGCGAATGTCCATGAGCCAAAAGCCCTCGTCATTCCAACTGAAATGCAATTTGTAATTTTCTCCGTCCAACGCCGCCGAAATCAAAAAATCGTTTTCGTCTTTCATGCCCAAAGTTATCAAAGCAAATTCCTCCCGATTCGATTTATCAGCTCGTTCATCAAACTGCGTATGAAACATTTTTTCAAAGCATCGGCAACCGTTTTTGATTTTTGCTCCATGCCGGTTTTTATATCTCCGGCTTGCCCTTTTGAAATGTTCGCCGTGTTAATTTCGGTCGTCGCCGTGTTGTTCACTACGGTTATTCCCGTGCCTATTTCCTCCGTTTCGGCTTTTCCTCCGTCGGTTTCCGTCGCTCCGTTTTTTCCCGCCGCGTCCGCCGATGCGTTCGGGAGCGATTCGGTTTTTTGATTCACCCGTCTGACTTGGACGAAAGAAATTTGCACCGAATAACAATATCCGTTTTCGACATTGCGCGGCAGTGGCGCGTTCGTCATCAGCATTTCTTTGTAAATCGCGTCAACCAATTTGATTGTGACAGGCTCGCCTTTTTTGTAAATTTTTTGAAGTTCGGTTAAGACTTCGGTCAATCTGTTTTGATAATTTTCGCCCTCTTTGAACCAAGTTACCGGCGTGGGCGTGAATAAAACCGTCATGTTCAACGTCAAAGGTTTTCTTGAAACGTGGTCGGCAACGGCGAATCCGTCCTCGACCGGATTTTCCGTAACTTCACTTGCAAAAGTCAATTCGCGCTCGACTACGACATCGCATTTCAAATCGCCGATTGTCGCCGCCTCTTTCAAGTCGTATGTAAGCTTCGGGCGTTGCTCCATACGCTTTTGCTCGACGGCTTTTTTCTTTTTCAAAAGTTCGCTCAGCCCGATTGATAAAGCCACATTTAAAGCTGAAGTTATTGCCATTGCTCTCACCTTCTTTCAATCAATGTTGCGGCATGAATGACAAGCTGTTTGTGTATGTCGCGGCTTGTGTGGGAGTAGCATTCAAAGTATTGTATTGATTGTATGTCGTGTTGCTTGTACTGCCGAAACTTCCGCCGGCACCGGCTGCCGCACTTCCCGCTTTACCTGACAGCCCTATTGCTTCGCCGAGCCATGTTATTAAATCTTGTGCTTTTTTTATTGCTCCGCCTATTGCACCGGAAACGGTATCGACAGCACTTGCAATCGTATCGAAAGCATCTTTTCCGATTTGCTTTAAATTAAGCAAATGCTCTATAAGCCAGTTAATTGCATCCAATAAAATTTTAATGAACGGAGCGAAAAATTCGGCTGCCAAGCAAAGCTGTTTAAAAACCCATGTCCCGACCGTAAAAAGCAGTATGAACGCACCGACCAAGACCGTCCCGACAAGACCGATAAATTCTTTTACCGGCTCACCCAAAATATCCCAAGAGCTTGACAAACTTTTCATACCTTCATCAATGAAACCGAACGCCGTTTTCAAAAGCGGCATGAATTGGTCAAAGCCCGTGAATCCTCCGCTGAAAAATTCATCAATCACGGTTCCGAGATGACCGAATCCATTTATAATTTTGCCAACCCATGTGTCTATCTGTTGCAAAAATTTCAGCATTTTTCCCGCTTGCGGGTCTTCTTTTTCAAGCTGAAGATACTCTTGCGGATTCATGGTGTCCATGCTGAATTGACTTCTGTCCCTCATTTTGGCGGCGTTTCTGCGGCTTTTCTCCAACTGCGCCATTCTGTACAAAATCGGGTGCTCTTTTGACTGCTTTATAAATTCTTGACGCTGTTCGGGGGTAGCGTTTTTCATATCAAAGTCGGCAAGTTTTTTCACGGTTTCAGCGTATTCATCGGTTTTTTGAATTGCCTTTGTCATTCTATCCACAATACCGCGAACCGCCGGTTCCAGTGCTTTGCCGATTTTCAATCCCGCCTCAGCCGCCGCGCTCCCCAATGTTTTGAGTGAACCGGCTAAGTTATCATTCATGGTCTTTGCCATTTTTTCGGCGGCACCTTTTGAATTGTCAATTTCACCGCTCAGCTTATTAAATTCGCTGTCGCTCGCAGTCATCAACGCCAAAAATCCGCTCATCCCTTCTTGCTCGGCAATTTTCGCGGCATATTCGGCTTGCTCCGCTTTGGTCAGATTTTTAAATGCCTTGCGGAGTTCAAGCATTTGTTGACGAAAAGGTTTAACATTTCCCTCGCTGTCCGTTAATTGAAAGTTTAAATTATTCAGTGCGTCTGCCGCCATTTTCGGCGGTTTAACCAGTCGCGTCATAATTGAACGAAGTGCAGTACCCGCCATTGACGCTTTTATTCCGGCGTTTGCCATTAACCCGACAGCCAAAGCAGAATCTTCAATCGAGTATCCGAGTGCGCCGGCAACCGCGCCGACGTATTTAAAAGTTTCGCCCATCATCGCGACGTTTGTATTCGCACTCGAAGAGGCTGTAGCCAAAACATCGGCAAAGTGTCCCGCTTGGTCTGCGGTCATGTGAAATGCCGTCAAATCATCGGAAACAATATCGGCAGTCGTTGCCAAATCTTCACCGCTTGCCGCCGCAAGTGCCAAAAGTCCGGGCATACCCGCTATAATTTGTTCGGTCTTCCAACCCGCCATACCGAGATAAACCATAGCGTCTGCGGATTCTTTGGCAGTGAATTTTGTAGTTGCTCCCAAACGTCGTGCAGTCTCTTCAAGTTCTTTCATTTGAGAATCGGTTGAGCGTGTAACGGCTTTTACTTTTGACATAGTCGCGTCGAAGTCCATGTAATCGACTATAGTTTTTTTGATACCCGCCCCTGCGGCAAGCACACCCGCAATCGGTGCAAACCCGCCCAGTTCTGCGGCTAACGCCCCGCCTAAAAATCCTGCTCCTCCGCCGCCACCGCGAGGGTTTCCGCCTCTGCCTCCGCCGCCGCGAGGACTTCCTCCGTCCGGACTTCCGCCTTGCCGGTTATTGTTGCCGGAAATATTTCCTTTGACAAAAACTCTGTCGGCGTGAGCGACGCGGATATTTCGGATTGCGTTCAACAGTCCGGCATTTGAGCCGGTCGGTGCCGTCGCACCGTGCGTGATATTGCTCCGGATATTTATTTCGCCTCCGGCTGAACGCAGGGAGTTCAGCTGACTTCTCAAATGACGAACAGCCGCCGACGCTCTCGTAATGCCGGCTTGCATATTCCTGAAAGGGTCGATTGTCGAATTGCCCGAACTCAGACGTTCCAAATTGCGTTTTAAATTTCGTATCGCGCTCTCCGCACGAGCCAAACTCGAATTGTCCACTTTAAATTTTATCGAAGTTACAAGTTCCCGTACCGCTCCGGACATCTACCGCCACCTCCCTTTCGGTTTATGTTTGTTCATCAAATCTTTTTCGGCGAAATATCTCACGTCATCAATCATATCCAAGTAGTTGTTAATTTCGGCAAGCTCGGCAAGATTGACTTCGCCGCTCATAACGTCGTGCCAAGTCACGATTCCCCTGTCGATTGCTCGGTAAATAATTGTTTTTCTCTCAAACTCTCTGCGAAGTTTGCCCGGAAGATTGATTTTATCTCGGCGATTCCTTGTGCAAATCCAGCCGGGATTCCGCAGAGTTTCCGAAAATCCAAAAAATTTACCTCCGCAACCTTTATCATCAGAATTACCAAGTCCAAATATCTGCCCGTAAAAAGCGTGTCTATTGTCGATTCATCGAGTCGACGATAATTTTTTCTGTCGCCGGTACTTCCCACGTCAACCGCGATATAGTCCGGACGCAAAAGCATTTTTGAAAGTTGCTCCAATTTTTCACCGTCAAGATTTTCCGCAAGCAACATCAAGCCGCCGCTGATTCCTTCGAGAAGATTGTTTGCGTTCGACGTTCCCACAGCCGCGCCGCCGAGAGCGGGGAGAATTATTTTTTGCAATTCTCCCATAACTCTCAAACCTTCAAACGGCGGGAACTGCTGAACGAAAAAAGTATCTTCGCCGAGTTTGATTTCCGTTCGTTTGTCGTGTATGCTCATCAGTCATTTCCTCCGAGTATCGGGTCGCTTACCTGTCCGGTGTCAAGCACCCATTCCATTGTGTCAATCGTTCTGCCTCGTCCGCCTTCGGGGAAGTTTTGAACCCAAGCTTGCTCGGCAAAAAACATCGTCGCTCCGGACAAATCCTTAATCATCAGCGGCAACATACCCGCGCCGGTTTTTCTGTCGATATTGTACATCTCGCTGAAGTATTCGTTGCTCTTTGAACTCGTTGCAAGACTTATCGTAACTTCAAAAGTTTCATTCGGGTCAGCCGAACGTCCGACTTCGCCGTCAGCACCGACGTATTTTTGAAATCCTTCGCCGGAAGGTGCAATCGAAACGATAGAATCATCGGCAAAACCGGTAATCTGTTTCGCGCCGAAAATTATGATATGTTTTTTCGGGTCGTAAGTTAAAACGCCGCCGCCGAATCTTTGAATATCGAATTTCAATTTTTTCATTTTCAACCCTCCGTTTCCGCAAAGAGATTTTCATAAGTCAACGAGCCGCGAATCTCGACGACGTGAATTGCTCCGGCAAGACGCGCCGTAAATGAAACGTCTTCCAAAATTCTGCTCGCCTTTTGTCCCGCCGAAATATCCGATGCCAAAGGTACTTCAATCACGAATCCGAGATTTTTGTTTCCGGACGAATCGTATTCGGTGGGGGCAATTCCTCCGCGTTTTTGTCCGAGTTCAAGCGCGGCGCGAAGATGCGCTTCTATTATCGCGATACCTGCGTCGGTGTAAGGAATTTTGTCATTGTTCACAAGCGCGTTGAAAATTCTTGTCTGAATTTCCGACTGTTGCCAATCTCTGAAACGGATAACATCAATCCATTCACCCGCCGCAACTTTTCCGTTGTACGAAGTGGCGACATCTTCGCACCGCTCGAAAGTATTTCCGTTTTTGCCGAAAATCGCCTGTGCCGAAGTTTCCGATAAATTGTCCGCGATAACTCCGGCAAGTTTTTTGTTAGCCCAATTTTCACCGCCGGGAAGAACCGAAAAACATCTTGCCATGAGCGCGCACTCCGGATAATCCGAATCCGCCGTCGCATGGTAGAACCAAAACGTCCGATAATAATTGTTCGTCATCAGCAGACTTCCGGTATCGCTGTAGTCACCTTTTATTTTTGCCGCCTCTTCCGCAATCGCCGTGCCGAAAAGTTTTGTGTGTGCCTCAGCCCAAGCCGCCATAGCCAAAATATCTTCCTGCTTGCGGCTCGTGAGCATGATACCGTAAAAGTCGTCGTCCTCTTCCAAAATCGCGTTCATTGTGGCGGCGATTGTTTCCGTACTTGAACCCTGAGCCACAGACAAATTGCCCGTGACTTGCAAAGCGTAAGTTTCGCCCGTCCGCGCAAAAATTTTTAAAGTCGAATCGTCAATCACTGCGGTTATATCGGCGTTTGCGTCAGCCGAAATCTTATTTGCCAGCTCGGTCAAAATTGTCGTCGCGTCCGTCGAACCGTTGTTAACGAATGTGTACGGGGTTGCAACCGTCGAAGAATCGGCGGCTCTCGTCAAAACCGTTATCGTGTAAGTTCCCGCAGTCAGAACATGAGCGACGTTTATTTCATTGCCGCATTGTCTTCTGCCGATTTTTACTTCGCGCGGTTTCGGTGTCTGACTGAAATAATCTTGCGCCGCCAAATACAGCGGATCTGCTCCCGAAAAGCCGTCCGAAATCATTTCGTCAATGCTCCGGTAAGTCGTAACTCTTTCAAGCGTGTGCGTGTGTTCGCCGACAATCAATCCGGTTGAAAAACCTTCGCGGCTTATCCCCGTCGTGTTCAGCGAAATTTGCACGTTTACAATTCTTTCGATATTTGCCATTTCATTCACCTCTTATCTCCAAATCAAAAAGCACGGCTCCCGTGTAGTCGTCAACCGTGCCGTTCGTATTTATTTTTCCGTGTACGAGCGCGTTTATTTTTTTCACGCCCTGTTCCGGCTCATTAACTTTGTCGCCGATAACAATTTTTTTGCCGGTCGTTGAAGTCGAACCGTCAATCGTCGAAGTCGAATCGTCACCGTCGCTTGACGAAGTTTGATTGATATTGACTTGTTCAATCGCTCCGGTGTTGACTTCGTATTCGGAATTGAATCGAACAAACAATTCGACAACCGCGCGATACTCATAAACTTGTCCCTCAAACATATCCGTAATATCGAGGACGTTTGAATTGTCGAACACGGCAATTTTCTCCGCGAAACATTTATCGACAATTTCCGGATTTTCCAGACCGCGAACAAGTTTCTGCAATTCGTGCGAAGGGTCAATCTCAACGGTCGTTCCCGCGAAATATTGAACTTCGAGATTTATTCTCTGCGGCGTGACGATTAACTTCACGTCGTCAACTTCGGTGTCGCGAATTTCCGGCTGTGCCTCCTGCTCCATGCCGTAAAGCCGAATCAAAACATACGGCGTTTTTTGTCGCGGCATCGCATTTTGATAAGCCCAGATAACTTTGTTGAGCGGCAACTCCAAAATCTCGGCGATTATGTCATGTAGAAATTTCTTCTGCCTGTCCTTCATCGTCGTCAATCTCCCTGAAAATTGCTTTGTAATGATTAATGACGTTGCTCTGCCACGTTTCGCAACGGATACAACGCCACAATCTGCCCCGCCACTCCAAAACGTCCGCTTCGATACCTTCCCTCATCGGGTAAAGTTCAACGGAAGTATAGACTTTAACCAAGTCCGCCGTCCTCCCGCCCTGCGGCTCGTATGCGGTGTATTCTTGAAGATTTACCGGTTGCACCGACGCATAAATCGGAAACTCGATATAATTTCCTGCGTCGTAATATCCTTCCTCGTTTACCGCTCCGGTTATTTTCCGGCGAATTTTGTGAATTGCTCTGAAACTGCTCATTTCATTCCACCTCGTAAGCGACGGACGATTTTAATTTGCCTTTGTCGATAAGCGGCTTGTCGTGTCCTTTTTTGCGAATCGTAGCCGGCGCGTTCGGCGCAAGCAGAGATTTGTTTCCGATAACGTCCCGAATATTTTCGACCATAGTCCTGCCGAGAATTGAAAAATTCGGATTGTATCTTGCAAAAACTTTATCGACAATCCGCTCCGCCTCATTCTGCCAAGTCGTTTTGTTTCTGTCGGTCGCAATTCGCAAAAACGGGCGGGAAGGAATACGCGAAGTCCCGAACTCGTTGTAAATCGCAACATCGACAAGCGAAGTACCGTTCGGCTCTTTTCCCGCGTCTTTCAAAATTCCCGCCTTAACCGTTTTGCCGTCCAATTCCCTCACGTTTCGGATAATTTCAGCGAAACCCAAATCAATGTCTTCCACCATGAATATCAAATCCTTTTCGGACCGTCGCCGGGATTATGCACATCGCGCGAAGTTGCAAAAACATTTTCCCGAAAAGTTTTGTCGAAAAGCGCGTCCGGGTCATCGGAACTTGACGCGACGGTTGTACTCCCGTAACTTCGCTGAAGGTCGCCTTCTTTTTCGGAAGTGATACCGCCGCCGACAACTTTTCCGCCGCTCACTCCGGTTGCTCCGTCGCCGTCACTTTCGCTCAAAACTTCAAGCGCGATATAATGCGCGACGAGTAACGCCACAGCCCTCTGCCAATACCGTCCGAATCTTTTTCGACTGCAGAAGTCATGATAAACTTCAATCTTCGCCAAAATTTCTTCGTCGGTGTAGCCGGAAAACTGCGGCGCGATTACCCGGAAGACGGCTAAAATTTCCCCGTTCATTTTCCTTCGAGAGCCGCGATAAGCTCTTCTTTCGTCTTGCCGTCGGCGTTTATGCCTTTGTCTTTGGCTTTTGCTTTAAGCGTTTCAAGCGTCGCTTTTTTCAAGTCCTCTTCAACTTTTTTGACAGCCGCCGCGCTCACTTCGACGATTGATTTTTCGTCAATCATGCGCCCGAAGTCCGGATATTTTTTCTTCAACGCCGGAAGTTCTCCGACTTCGACGATTTTTCCCGGAATCAAAAAGAACGTGCCGACTTTGACGGCGCGTTTGCTTTTGTTTAAAACTTTCGCCATTTCAATCAAGCTCCCTCCGCTTTAACGAACGCCATCGGCAAAGTTACCGTAACGCCGATTGCGTAAGCGTAGCAGTTCACGACGTACTCAAGGTTGCGTACCTGCACCGGCATTTGAAGGAATCTGTCCGGAATTTCAAACTTGATATAATCCGGGTCGAATTTGCCGGCGATAATCACGTCGCTGTTGTTCGCTCCCGCTCCGTTCAATTCGCCGACTTTGAGCCAACGCTGAATTTCCGGATGCGTTCTCTTGAGGAAGTCAAGAATCGTCAAGTCGGAATGGTCGCTCCGTGCGGTCGTCGCAACATGGTCGTAAACCTTCGTTGACATGATAACCGTATTCGGAATTTCTACCTGCTGTGTTGCTTCCGGTATCGCGTTGATAATTTCGTTGAAGTCGCGAACGACTTTATCGAAAGTCTTTGTTGCGATTTGCGTTGAGTTGCCCGTGCCGTCAGCCGTCAGCGTGACTTGTGAAATGTTCGGATTGTTCAAAAAGCCGATAATGTGATGTCTTTCATCACCGTGCCACGCAAGCTGATTGAGTTTTTGGTCAATCGCACGACGCGCCGCCTGTGCGTTGTAAAGAGTGAGATTTACGTTCGCAAGTTGCGCACTCTGAATTTCTTTGACGTTGTATCCGTAAGCGTCACCGACGGTAAACACTTTTACCGGAATTTCATCGGCGAGGACGTCAACGCGGTGCAAATCGTCCGCGTAATTTGAAATTATTTCCGCCATGCCGACAGAATCATAAATTCTTTGATACGCACTCTCCGCTCCCGACGGTACGTCCGTTTGAACCGGAAAGACCGTGAACGCATTGAGCGGAGCTTTCGGCACTTGCAACACTCGCGAACGAACGTAAGCAAGCTGACGAGCCAAGAAAATGCTTTTCGCCTCGTCGAAGTGTCCCTGCATTTCGATAAAACGCGCTTCCGCCGCGTCGTAATAAGTTTGTTTTTCCGCCATGATTTTTCCCTCCGTTTATTTGCGAATCCGAACGCGGACAAATTCGCCTTCGTCGCCGCTGTCCAAATAAGTCATTCCCGTTACCGCAGTTCCGCCGTCGGTTGTCGAAGTCCAAACCGTTTTGCCATTCGCGGTTTTCAACGCCGCCGGTGTTCCCGCCGTCACACTCCCCGAAACTTCGACGTACACATCACCGAAAGTCATTACCGGCAAGCAGTAACCTTCTTCGTAATATTTTCCGCTTTCCG